TGCCGTTGTCCCGAGTATGATGTACTGAGCAATCTCGTCCATGCCTGACATAACACTTACGAGCGAGCCAGCAGAGGCAGCCATTGTTGCGGCGGATGCCTTGACCGTTTTGGATTGCGTGGCCTTGGTGCGTTCGGGCTTGGCCTCGTGAGCCTCGATGACCTTGCGGCCCGAGAGCCAGCGTTGGACACGGAACCCTGGGCAGGCTTTCGAGGATACTCGATTGTGCCCTATGATGTTGGGCTCGGAAATATTATATTGGGACTGTAAGTTTCTCACGAGCGAGTGAAGCGCATCGAGTTGGACGGGAGTGTAGTGCTCGCTCGCTCGATCTTCTGCGTCCGAACCGAAGCCACCGGCTATACACACCCCAATACTATGCGAGTTGTGACCCTTTGCGTGAGCCCCTGCGATCTCGATGGGCCTGCCGTCAACTACCTCGCCTGTGCGAGTGATGTAGTAGTGGTAGCCGATCTGGTCGAAGCCTCGGTCTTTGTGCCAGCGGTCGATCTCCGCGACTTGGGCCTTGCCTGTCTGTCCCTCGTACCAATCTGGGCGAGTGGCGGAGCAGTGGATGATGAGTTGATTGATCTTCCTCATGTGTTGTTACGATGCCGAAGCATCTCCTCCAAATGTTTGATTGTGGTCTGCGCTTCGCCGAGATCAGCGCGTAGCTCGGCGATCTCCCGCAGTAGTAATTCTTTGTCGTCGTTCATTTTATTTACGCGGGAGGCAAGGCGCTCGACCTGCTGAACGAGAGTGTCAGTGTAAGCGGATTGTGTAAGCGACTTTTGCTTCTCGCGCATAGATATGAAACTCCAAAAACCAGCGCTGCCTATGAGCGCAATCACCAATGACAATAATTCTGGATGTTCCACACGAGCCCCCAATCACGAGGACACTACCGCGAGTTTGCGGCATCATCGTCCTTTCGTGCAGCGAAGCCCCAGCGTAGCTGCACCGCTAATTTCCGAAGCCCTCGCGCAGCCCCTTCAACATCTCGTGAACAGTCGGCTTCTTGTCTTTCATTGACGAGTAAGGACATTGGAAGGTCTTGGGGCACTCGCTCCATCTGTGCGTGGGGAAGTGCGTGTAGACCGTTCGGTTCGGCCCGCGATAGATGCAATGCTTGACCTCGTTGATCTCGATGCGCTTCCACAGATGGCACTCGACAGTCTCGGGATTGAGTAAACCCGCAAGAACAATGGATGCGAGTAAGCTCATAAAGCTATTACGATTAGGTACACGCCTCCGCCGAGGGTGCCCATAATTAAAGTGGCGAGCCCGAAGATGACAGCGTTCTGCTGCATTTCTCGTTTCGCTTCCATCGCCCGATACACAGTTCGCTCTCGCTCTTCTCTAATTTGTTTGCGGAGATCAGTCATCTCCTTATACGTGTTTGGCCCGTAACGATAATTCAATAAAAATTTTATCTCTTTTTCGCGCTCTAAAAGTGCTTTCTTGTGAGTGATAATTTGCAGCGCTTCTCGCTCGATACTGTCGGAGCCTTGCGACATCTTCTCGTGCAGCTTTGGTTTCTTCCGCTGGCTCTCAGCTTTTGTTACGTCCGCGCAGGCTTCATACCAACTCGACAAAGTTGTTGTGACATCGTGCAATTCACGGCCCGCGCCGATCAATTTTTTTGTGAGCGTAAAGGCCGCCGAGGCAGCCGTAAAAGCGCTGATAGGATCGATCATGGGTCATCCTTTGAGATGCCCTCGCTCACGTAGCAGGGCTGCGTATAACTCCTTCATATGTTTTAACCTGATTACGCATAGGCTGTCGTCCAACGCCTCGCGGTTGCGGCGAGTGATGACCACTGGAAATTCTGTCGAGCGTGTGTCTCTGATGTTGCGCTCCGCTTGCGCGAGTGCGTCTCGTACGTTGAGCCGCTCGGTTCGTTTAGCTTCGACAAATATCTCGGGGGTGCCGAGAAGGTCGGCACCGCCTGCGTGTAGCCCAACCTTGCCGCCGCCCGAGAGAGGTGCGCGTTGCACCCGCTCCTCGCCGAAGACGTGATCGTTGAACCAGTGCGCGAGATCAACCTCGTACCTGTCGCCCTTCGCCTTCTGTGGATTACCCATAGATTTGCTCCCATGAAAAGAAATTGCTGATGTCGAACGGTGGCTTGGGGAGCGATGGCTCTCGATAGCCTTCCTCCTCTTCGCCGAAGCTCATGCGAGACGAGAGTGCTTCTTTCTCGTGGCATGAGGTGCATCGATACTGGTTGATAGGTCGCCTCTTCTGATCACCGCATAAGGTGCATGGCCTGTCCCACATCGTCTCTGGCATTTTGAATTGGTACTTTGCGCCAGCGAAATACTGCAAGCCCTCGCGCATGAGAATGCGCTTGAGTGTGTCCACACAACATCCCAGCTTGTCTGCCATTGTCTGATGATCGAGGTCGCCGTGGCGTTTGTGCAGCCAGTTGCGTTGCCTCTTCGTAAGCTCTCGTTGTTTAGCCATACTCACCTCTTTGTGGCTCCTGTACCACACCGCAATCTATTGCACAACTAAAGTTGTTTTTTATTACATCTGCCTGTTGACTTTCTCGACAAACTTGTTACCCTCGGAGGAGCGAAGACGGCGCAGACAAATGAGTTCCCAACAGAGTTGGAACTCATGCAGGCGAGGATAGTAGGCGTGATGCCGAGGGTAACAACTTCTGAGCCACAAATAATTTGCTACCAATAAAAAGATTTGTTATCAATGAATTGTGAGGGTAGCCCGAGACGCAGTTGGGTCGAACTTAGTTTTAATCGCTGCCTTCACACGACCCCTCTGGCTAGGATACGCACTGCGACGAGGGGTCAATAACCCCCTTGACCGATGGTAAATCTAAAGTTAGTTTTTAGTTGTGCTGATCGTCCTCCGACGCAATTCGGCACTGGCCCTCGCAGCTTAATCTCATCGCAGCTTAATCTCTTACAGCGAGGGCCGCTTAATCACTGAGCATTCGCAATAGCACTGGCATGTGACATCGCCCGTATCGGTTGCGTCCACTCACGCACCACCGCGATTTGTTTATGTAAGCGTGAAGCTATCTCTGCGTCCGACAAGGCTGGGCGAGTGATGCCCTTCGCATCCTCCCACTCTTGAGCAAACGTCTGCGCCCGTTGCTGTGGTGTGCGCTGGGCCATGATCCTTACAGTGTCGGCGTCACGGTTGCTGACAAAGCCCACATGATAGAATGGCTCGTGCGTGTCTGACCACTCGCGTACCTTGCCGAAGCGCACGTCCATCATCACGTCCATATTCTCTGCATCGTCAATGTGCTGTGGCGATGACATGGTTGCGAAGGGCGTGTTAGGCAAGTCGCCATCCCACAGGCCAGCCTTGATGTCGGCACTGTCCTTATCCTCAAATATTTGCGTGATCTTTATCTGGGTTTCGAGAACGGTAAGCTGGTTACTCGAGCCAGCCTCACGGCCCGACACGCTGCCATCGGAAGGCTTGTTGCTGTGGTGTACGAGGATGACAGTCAAGCCAGCGTTACGCAGCTTGAGCATAAGGCGATTGATGTTCGACCATTCCTCTGCCGAGTTCTCCATTAAGCCCGACCACGCGCTCCTCACCGTATCGAGCACCACAATGTCAGGCTTGTTTGCCTTGACCCACTGATAGAACAATTTGAGACCGCTCTCGGTGCGAAGGTTCATATCCTCGTGATCGTGGAACGGAGCCCAGATCATAAACTTGTCACCCGCATCGCCGAAGCTGCGCTTGCTTCGAGCTAAAAACTTTGCCACGTTCGACTTCGAATTTTCAAAATCGAGGTAGAGAACCTTGGGTGTTTTTATAATATTGAACGGCCCGAACCTCGATTGTTTAGCCGCCGCCGCGTACAGCATGTGACGCAGGAACATTGACTTGCCGTGACCGCTGAACCCATGCACTTGTATGATCGTGCCAGAGGTCGGGATGATGGGGTCAATGTAATACTCGACGCTGCCGATCTGCGCCTCAAGCTCGGGGATATCCTTGGTCGTAATCGGAGTGAACTTGCGCGGCTCGTCAGCTTCCTCTGGCTCCTCTTCCTTCAACCGATCAGGATGGTTCTTGGCTTCCATGTCCTCGACGCGGTTACACATCTGAGCGACCTTGGCGGCATCGAGATACTCGACAAAGAACTCAGCCATAAACTTGTATGCTTCGTCCACCAGATCGCCGCCTCGATAGCCTTCGGCTGCGCGTTCGGCGATAGCTTTCCATAACCTGTCGTCTCGGGCGTTGCCGCCGCCGCTAGGTAGCTTGCCGACTTGCTCGACCAGTTCAGCAGTGGATGCCCATACCGAAACGTGCCGCTTGACGTTGGTGAGCGACATGCCTTCGAACTTCATCTCGTTGAACGAGATCACGTTGTCGGCGGTGGGAGTGTCGAAGGTGGGCATCGGGTAGATAGGCATATCGTCGAAGTCACAGCCATCCATAATGGCCCATGACTTGCCTGGGGATGGGGGAGCTAGGACGTAGCCCTTCGAGCCTCGCAGATCGAACCCAGCTACCGCAGGCCACTCGTGAGATCGCGTGACGTTTTTTCCCACGCGGTTCTTGATCCACCCCGCATCTTGGGGGAACTTAAAGTAATAGTGGAACCCATTTTTGGTACGCGCCACGATGGGTGTACGGGTCAGCCCCGCCGCCTTGGCTGCATCAACCGAGGGGAGATTGCCTTCATCGTCTGTGTCGCAGTCAACCACCACCAGACCACTCAACGGGCCAGTGATGATTGCCACTTGTGCGTCAGGCCATTCGGCCCACCAGCCCTCGATCTCCTCAACCGTGGGCATGGTCATGCTGTCAACGTAATGGCCCCAAGTAATAAGGGGTGACTTACTCTGCGGGTTGATGGGCAGAGGTGCCCAACCCTTGTCCAGATATTCGAGTGCTGCGTCGAGTGCTGTCATTTGTTTCGTCTCCGATGAAATATTGATTGAGGTCTAGCGCGGGCCACACCTCTTTGATTTGTGACAAGTAAAGAGACGACACTGACGCTCGCCGCATCCAGCCATACGGGACGCAACGATTAGCCCCGATGCCTTTTGCGATGTTGGATGCGCCGCCAAGATCAGCGACCATCTTGTCTATGTCGAACTTCATTTTTTATTTTTCCTCTTGCTTGTGCTGATTGTGTAGCGTATAGACAACTTTACCACAACCCCCGTTGTGCAAAGAGACCGTCACTAATCAGGAGTTCAGATGGACAAAGACATTATATTTGGCGACCAGTTATTAACACTCGCCCCCGAGCACCCACAAGCCGACCGCCTTTTGGAAACGGCGATGGCGTACGTCAAATGCCTTGAACAGCAAGAAGAAACTAAGCTGCGTTTGGACTATTTAAAAGCCCAACTCTTGGCTGATCTGCCAGAAGAGGTCGGCGAATACCCCATACATTTGGATGGTGGCGGCAGCGTTACGGTTAAGCTCGGCGAGAAATACGAGTGGGACAAAAAAGTTTTGTCCGATCTATTACTAAATGACAACCTGCCCGACTGCGTAACCGCAGGATACACCGTCTCGAAAGCCAAGTTCGACAAGGCCGACGAGCAAACAAGACAGCAACTCTCACCCGCCCTCACAATCAAACTTGGGCTCCCAACAATCAAGGTTAGTAAATGAAAATCACCCCACTAAAAACGAACGATGGCTCGGTTTCGGGCGCATCCAAGACACTGCTATATGGGCATCACGGCGCAGGTAAGACCGCGATGATCGGGCAATACCACAAGGCGTTTGGTAAAGGTCTCGTGCTCTCGGGAGAGAGCGGACTGTCGAGCATCAGCGATATGGAGATCGACTATCTCCCGTTCAGTTCGTTCGACCGCCCGACGAAAGATGGCGAGTATTCGTTCAAAGATTTGTGCGCTTACGTCATGTCACCCGAGTTTGCCAAGCAGGAATATAAGTGGATCGCAATCGATAGCGCGACCGAATTAAGCCAGCGTTGCTTCGCTGATGTCGAAGTCGAGTTCGCCAATAACGCGAATGGATTTGAAAAATGGGGCGTGTACGAGCGCAAGATTACCGCTGCTCTCAAGTGGGTGCGTGACTTGGATATGCACGTACTGATCACTGCTCTCGCAAGTGAAGAACAAGATGACAATGGTGTCACAAACTACTGGCCCATGCTCGTGCAAAAGAAAGTGCAGAAGCTAATACCAGCTTTGTACGACCATGTGTTCTGCCTCGTACGCAAGACGAGCGAGGCGAAAGGAAAGCTGGATGTGAAGCGTTACCTCGTCACAGACCAGATCAACGGATGGCACGGCAAAACCCGTGACCCGCATAGACGCCTCGCCGCATTCGAGGAGTGTGACGATGTAACCGAACTATTGCGCCGAATTTACATGACCGAAGCGCAATTCAAGAAGCACCAGCAAGGAGTATCGAAGTAATGTCATTTTCAGAAATGGGATTTGAAGGCGCAGATTTATCAGGCGTCGAAGTGCGAGGCGGTCAAAGCATCTTGGGTGCGGGTCGTCACGTTGTTAATATCAACAGCGCGGAAGTCGAGAAGGATGAAAAGAAAAAAACCATCCAGCTTGTGCTCGGCTACGAGAACGATGATGGCGTGATCCGCCAGTGGATATACAAATACCACGATGGCAGCGAGGCCGCGACACGCATTGGTCTCGAGCAGATCGTTAGCTTGCTTACGTGTCTCGGGCATGACGCAAAGAAGACGCCGCACCCCTCGTACTTTGTGGGTAAAAAGGTGGGCATCGTCGCAAAGGACGAAGTTTATAACGGCAAGACATCAACCAAAGTGAAGTATCATTTCACTGTTTCCGAGGACACCAAGAGCGAAAAAGCGGGTGACATCGGAGACGATGAAATTCCGTTTTAGGAGACGACCATGCACCCTGTTTCGCCAATAGCAAAAAAAATAGTCGAGCAAATAGACGCGGGGTACGCGGGAGAAGATCGGGGAGAAGCCCGACAGTACATTGGGGCAAGCATGGCAGGGACAGACTGCATCGCGCAGATGGCCCTGTCATTGCGTGGCTTTCCTGATCGCGAACCTGACCCCACGCTCAAGCGCATATTTTTTGCGGGGCACCGCATTGAGGATTGGGTGGTTAAAGACCTGATTAAGAAAGCTGACGTGCGCGTGTGGGAGAAGGATGACTTCACGGGCCGACAGCATAGGCGCGAGTGGCTTAATGGTCATGTCGTGTGTCACGCTGACGGGCTGATTGATTTTGAGGACGGGGATGGCCCAGCCATTCTCGAGATCAAATCGATGAACGATGCGAACTTTAAGAAGTTTGTGTCAGTTGGCGTCAAGGCGAGCCATCGGAAATACTATCGTCAGATGATTATGATGATGGCTATGTTCCAGATCGAGCGAGCGTTCTTCATCTCCTATTGTAAGAACACGAGCAAGTACCATGCGGAACTGGTCGCGTTCGATCAGGAAGAATGGGATGGAATGTACGTCAAGATACAAGCTGCGCTCGACGGGCAAGCTACTCGCGTATCTGACAAGCCCGAGGATTGGCGATGCAAGTTTTGCTTCAAGGTCGATAGCTGTTGGAGCCCAACCAAACTCAACCCCGCTTGTAACTTTTGCTCGCATAGCTTTGCGAACGAGAACGGCGGATGGAACTGTAAATTATCTGGCAAGGAAGCGAGAGAGCCGTGCGATAAGTTCGAGCAATTCGCGCCAGAACCAAAGGTGTAACATGGATATCTATGACCAACTATCCGATGTGCGGCAGCGCGTGGTACGCAAGGAAGCTGACATCGAAAGCATTAACGAGCGGCTTGACGGGATGGAAGAACCCAGCACAGATGACGTTCACAGGGCCGAGACCAAGCTGCGTCACGAGCGAGACAGGCTGATCGAACTCAAGTGCAAGCAAGTCATACTCGAGTGCGAGATACTGAGGGAGCGAAAGAATGGTTAAGTCACGAGACATGCCGCTGCAAGAAGCCTCGCTCATAATCAACAAGGATCGCAATAACGAGTACGGCGAGCCTCACGAGAACTTTATGTCGATTGCAAACATGCTTAACGAATTGCTCAAGCCTCAACTCGCCGAGGGTGCGAAGCTGGGGCCAGAGCATGTCACCATGATCATGATGGCGGTCAAGCTGTCGAGGATGGTTACGTCACCCACGAAGTTCGACACGTATGTGGATATCTGCGGCTATGCCGCCGTGGGTTGGGAAGCGGTGCGGATCGAGGGGGCTAAGAATGGCAAAAGATGATGACGCCAAGAAACAAGAGAAGATACGACAAATGAAGAACCAGCTTAGAAGCTCCCAAGCTGGTTCCGTTTACGCTCGCTCGAAAGAGGGAGTGACCGTCACGCTCAAGGACATGCCTTGGGCTGACGAGGATCAACCGTAGCCGCTGCCGTATCCACTGCCGTAGCCACTGCCGTAGCCGCTGCCGCCGCCCGAGCCTGCACCCTTCTTACCCGCAGCAGCGTCAACAATATTTTCAACAACCGACTTAGGTAATGGGCCTCGGCTCACTATCTCTCTTACACCCGCACGTCTGATCCCATTGGCTTCGTCACCCTCAAAGTAGGAGCGGGTTGCCTCTGCCACTGTGAGAGCATCGAAGAACAATCCTGTGGATGGGCCAGCTACCGCTTCCATTACTCTGCGCTGACCGTATGCGCCGTTGTCGCTTTGCGTTGCGACCTCGTACATCAAGTCGCCGAGTAGACCAAACCCAACAGACGCCATGAACCCGTCGAATGTTTGACCTAATACGCGGTCAAGGTTCTCATTGTCCTCGAACCCAGCGTAAACAGTCTTGCTTAATCGACGGTCGCGGAGCGCATGTTCTCTGTTCTCCTCACCGCCTCGGCCCTGCACCTTATCCTTGAGGGCGACCGCCGCTGCACCAGCCACGGGAGCCGCTGTCAGAAGGGCTGCGAGAGGCGCTAGGCGGTTGTCTGAGGCACCGACAAACGCTTTGGCGAAGTTCCCTGTCCGATTGATTGCACCCTCACCAGCGAACGCCTCACCGAATGTGCCAGCAATCAAGCGGCCCATCATAATCGGGAAGGATTTTAGTTGCATCACAATGGCCCCGAGTGGCGTCTGCCCCCACAGCACAAGGTCGTTTGGATTGGGCGTGAAGATCATCTTGTTCGTTAGCTTGATAACTGAGGACGAGATGGTTTTACTTCTCGGGTCTTCTCTTTCTGATCCCCGTGTCTGCATGATCATATCGATGTCGCCCTCTTGATAGAGGTCTTCCAGCCCTTCCTCTTTCAGAATGCGTTTAGCTATGCGGCCCGCTCGTGAGTTGGGGTACTCTCGAGCAATCCGCGATTGCGCCTTGAGGTGCTCGTAGCTAACCGCCGCGCCAATGTCTCTCATCGTGTCAGTCCAAGGCGTTAGCAATGTCGAGTTAAAGAAGCCACTCATAAACTGGGTGCTCTCGACCCCGTGAGCCATCGTCATGCGCTGATGCACCACGTTCTCGGTAGCCGCTCCGATATTGCGGATCATCTCTCTGTAGGCTTTGCCGCCTTCTCGCTGGCTCATGTAACTCGTCAGCGCTTTTGTGTACGCCTTCACGTCACCTGTGCGGACGAGCGGGAGTACAAGGTCAGGTATCGATGTGAGCGTGGTGTAAGTCAGAAGGGTGACAGCGTTGATCCCTCGCAGCCATTTACTTGTGTCAGCCATCGCATAAAGCCCGTGCATCCCCTCGATTGGGCGGCGCACAGCAGCGTTGTAAAAGCCGTTGGCATGTTTGACGTTGGCTGCCGAAGTGAGAACCGTCAAACCTTTCGTGTCGTTCAAGGCGTTGGCGATTGCTGTTGCTCTCTTTTTAAAATTGTTCCGCATTATCTGGGCGTTTTCTGTGCCCGT